TACTATAAACACATAGTCAACAAACACAGAGGAAAACGAGATGACCTACACAGCACACGGAATCATGACAGCAAGCAGCGAATTTCGCCGGATCGCAGTTACCGAAGCGCTGGAGCTGGTTGCCAAGACAAACGGCCAGAGCTATGAACTGGCCTTGGAAGCCTACAAGCGCGGAACTCCGAACGTGGTCCAGAAGGTAGGAGAGCTGGTCGAGAAAGCCGCGCAACAGCTGGCAGACAACCTCAACGCAGAGGCGGCCTGATCCGCCATGCACGCACTAAGCTGGGCAGGCGGGAGAGATCCCGCCCTCAAGTCGATTTACTGCACACGGTGCCGCCAGGTATTCAGGTGGCGCATTGACGCGCAATGGGCGCGGCAGTTGGTTTATAGGTATAACGCAATCAGTGACCGTGTGGCGGTTGTGGAGGAATAGGAAATGCTAGATTTTACGACTACATGGGGTGAGGAAATTGCTCAAGAGATGGCAAACCATGGGGACAATGGCGAGCTGATTTATTGCACGCTCACCAATGAAGAGATGGCCCAAAGGTTTGAGGATGGATTTGGCGCAATCAGGGGCAAGCCATTTACTGCGTGGACCGAAAGCCGGGTGTACTTCCCAATCTGTTACGACGGCTCGGAATGGTGCGGTAGCGCGCCGCGTAATCCGTGCGATAAACCAAGCGACCATCAAGGAGGCGGGTAATGACCAACCACCCCAACCAAAAAGCCTACGAAGAGCGCCAGCGTGAGCGGGGCCGTGTCAAAGTCGAGCTTTGGGTGCCGGCAGAGCGCCGGGAAGCAATACGCGAGGTTGCGCGAAAGATGCGGGAGGGGGAGAAGTGATCCCCGCAACCATCATATGTATAACCGGAATCATTGAAGTGTGCCTGTTTGCCGTTTGGCTGGGCAGGCCGGAGACGAGAGGAGAAGAGTGATGAACAAAGGACTTTTACTCTACATCGCCCTATGCACAGCGTTCGTTTTGTCGGTAGCCTGGTGCGTGCCGTCACGCGCCGAAACCTACTTACACGCAGGCGCCTGGTCGCACCACGTCGGATCAGACTACGACTATAACGAAACCCACAACCTCGCCGCTCTGGAGCACAACAACGTCATGGCGGGGTACTTCAAAAACTCTATAGGCGACGACTCAGCCATGGCCGCGTATCGCTTTGAGAGCCAATGGGCAGATCATGTTGAGGCATCCGTATTGGTTGGCGCGTCTTACGGTTATAGGGACTGTTTTCGGATCGTGCTGGAAGGGAGCAAGCAGGTTTGCCCGTTAGTGGTTCCTGCTGTGACGTATACGGCTCATAGAGTGCAGCCTAGTGTGATGGTGATGGGTAACGCTGTGGCGTTTTCGGTTAGAGTTGAGTTATACTGAAGACGTTGCGGCAAACGCGGTGGAAGTCCCCCTAAGTGGGAGCCGCATCGTTTCGGAAAATCACGGATTGAGTGGTGGACCGTTTACCCCTTTCGTGCCCCTCGCTGTAGGGGCTTTTTAATTTGCGCCCACCTACGCTATACTATACCCACAAGTCACCAGGGCACCCCGCCGCCCAATCCTGCCTGCCGGCGCTGTGGGTTAAGTCTTGCGGGGAAGCGCCTCTTTTATCGGATACGCATCTAAAGGCCCGCCATGGCAATCGAACTCTCAAACGTAACCGCACTCTACGAATCCCAGAAGACCAACGGGCGGCATGTGGCTGTTGGGGCTAGCTCTGGAGGCGTGCCTGATGGGCTTAATGCCACTGGAACTGTAGGTCACGGAAACACTCTCACAATTACAGACGGGGGCGCTCGATTTGGTACTCGGACGAATGTAAAACCGCTCTACGTCAATCTTGGCGATGGCAAGGCTGGGTCTAGTCTTGGGCGAGATACCGGTGATTACTTCAATAGTTCATCGACTTACCAGACGGCCATCAACGTGGGCCAGATTCCGGGCGGCGTTTCGTTTGATCACTTTGAAAGCACGGAAGGAATTTTCAAAGACTTTCCTTTTGACCCAGATAAGCCCCTCATTGAGTACACAGAAAGATACCGAGATTATAATATAACCGAACCAGACTACCAGAGTGGCGGGGTCAATCCCGGTTTTAACCTAAAAACCAATAGAATGTGGGTAGGACCGGGAGCTTCTGGGCCGAATAATATTTATATCGGCTGGCAAGGTATAGACGGAACTTATGGATCGGGGAGAGTAATCGTTGAAAGTGTGGGCGGCGGTCAGTCTGAATACAACGATGTAACCACCAATCCTTTCTCTTGGAGTGCAGAAGAAATAAATTTTGAAAACAGTTCAGCCCCAGACGTTGAAGATGGGTTGTTTGAAATGTATCGGGGGAACACCCCGTTTCTCGGAGAGTCAAAAAACAACTTTATAACCAGAAGCTCTACCAATCCCGACAAACTCTCCAGAGCCTTCATGGATCAGGTTTCTAACGGTACTGGACAATCCTCACCCACTATAGCGGGATATATGTGTTGGGATGACGAATATGCTGGCGTCTACGTGGGGGATGCCGCAGACCGTACAAGCTGTACCTATTTGGTTCGCCAGCCCCAGACGTCTTGGTCTTCAGATCAGATAGACATTCAACAGGTAGAGTCGCAAGTCGCTCTCGCTTCTGGGTATGTGTTTATCCGAACCGGAAGGACCACATGGGTCTCTGACACCGGCATTGATCTGGGAGCCGTGTAATGACATATATAGCTGGATGGCAGGCTTCGGATCTTGGGGCCTTATCTAATACTACTGCGGTTGTAAACCCTGACCAGATTAAGCAGGTCGGACCCTCTGGCGGGTTCCTTGTGCCGGGAGGGTCCACAGTTGAAAACGTGGTCTTTGCGGCTAGTGCGTCAAGAAACGTTCGGTTTTACATTTATGCTGTAACTGATGATTCACTTCTTGCACAAACACCTGAATATACAACAGCCGGGACAGGGGCCGAGGAATCATTCGCTCTTTCAGCAGCTTGGTCACCTGCGTCAGATACGTATGTATGGATTGCTCCTCACTCGGATGGTTATTTAGGGGCCGACTCCGAGGAGTCTAGTTTACGTTCAATGGCGTTGGATAACACTGCATTTGCCAACGGCCCAACCGATCCATTTGTTTCGGTTCGTGGAGATTCGAGTCCTCGTACTGTTATCTACCTAGACGGGCAGGAGGCTTCGACAGCCCCCACAATCACATCCGTCACCGATTCAGTAGGCGGCACCGCCGACCGCGTAACCTCCGGCGCAACGGTAGACATTGCTCTCGATTCCGCCATCGGCACCCAGGGCAGCTCAACGGTCACGCTCACCGACAGCACCGGCACTTACAGCGAGTCGGGCACGATCAACACGTGGGATGACACCAACGACATCATCACCGCGACGTGCAATCAGAGCGGGATGCGGTTTGGTGATACGGATAATGAACTGACAGTAACGTTGGATGACGGTACGACTGTCACGGCAACCGGCATCACGTTCGCCGCCCCATCGGGCACGTATTGGGTCAACGGCTCCAGCCCTGACACGACCTCTCAGAACAGCGCCTTCTACAACGCTCTGACGCCGCCCACTGCGGGTTATCAGCTGATCTGGCGTGATCCCAACGATGTTGGCGGCACATCCAGCGACCCAGGAGGCGATCAGTCGGCAAGTCTGTTCGACAGCACAGGCCTCAATGACGACATTGCCCGTCCTGGCAAGGTACCGATTAGAGCCTGGGACGACTCGGACGGCACCACGAGCGCTGAGGTGACTTATACGGCGACATTGGAGTCTGTGGCGTCCGTTATCGCTGGCCTCAAATTCGGCGTTAGGAACTCAGTCAGAAAATCCGCTACAATGGCGGTATACGATTCAGTGAGTAAGGGCATGCAATGATTGAAATAACTGATGTAAGCTCTTCCGGGGCGTCCGCGATAGGGTGGGAGTGCAATTCTGATCGGTTCCAGCTTGTCATAGGTGGGACTTTTGACGGCGAATCGGTAACGCTTGAGCGCCGCGTCGGCAATAATGGTTCGTGGGTTAGTGTTGACGAGATCAGTTCTGACTCAATGGTCACTGTTGAAAACATTGGGATGCTTCCCTACAGGCTTAATACATCATCAGGTGGAGGATCTCCATCCTTGAGTGCGGTTGTTATTGGCCCGTCTGCGCGAAGTGTTAGGGTAGTGTGATATGGCGCGACCGACGAAATACACAGAAGCATTAGGCGAAGAGCTGATTAGCTGGATGGCAGAGGGTTATAGCCTTACCGCTGCCGCCGGGAAGATTGGTGTATCTCGCCAAACTGTCTACGCATGGGCAGAAGAAAAGCCTCAGTTTTCTGACGCCCTAAACCACGCTAGGGCTGCAAGCGCCGCATGGTGGGAGGATCAGGCGCGTGTAACAGCAAAGACTGGCGACGGTAACGCATCGGTTGTGATCTTCGCCCTCAAGAACCGCGTAGCGGACGAGTGGCGCGACAAGGTGGAGACGGACCACACTAGCTCTGATGGCTCCCTAACCAACGTCCATGTTTACCTCCCCCAGAAGGATGGCTGACCAAACCAGCATTCAGCCGCAACCAGGGCCTCAAGAAAAGTTCTTGTCCTGCAACGCTGACATTGTGTTCTATGGCGGGGCCGCTGGAGGCGGCAAGACTTACGCCCTGCTGATGGAGCCGCTTTACGACGTTCCCAATTCTCAGTTTGGCGCGGTCATCTTCCGGCGCACAACCAAGCAGGTGACTAGCGAAGGCGGCTTGTGGGATACGGCCATTGACTTGTATGAGCCGCTTGGTGTTAAGCCCAACCAGAACGACCTATCGCTAAAGTTCCCTTCAGGCGCCAAGGTCACGTTCGCCCATATGGAGCACGAGAAGAACCGTCTTGACTGGCAGGGCTCACAGATCCCACTGATTTGCTTCGATGAGCTGACGCACTTCACTTGGAAGCAGTTTGTTTACATGCTGTCGCGTAACCGCTCGACCAGCGGAGCCAAGTCACGTATGCGTGGGACGTGCAACCCTGATCCTGACCATTGGGTTAGGCGCTTTATTGATTGGTGGATTGACGAGGACGGTTACGCTATTCCTGAACGCTCCGGAGTTATTCGCTACTTTGTCATTGAGGGCGATACGGTTATCTGGGGTGATACAGTGCAAGAGCTGATTGACGAAAACCCGGAACGAATACCACGCTCGTTTACCTTCATTCGGTCCAGCCTCAAGGATAACCAGATCCTGATGCGCAAAGACCCGGACTATAAGGCCAACCTCCAGGCCATGACGCGGGTGGAGCGTGCGCAGTTGCTTGACGGTAATTGGGATATCCGCCCGTCCGCTGGCATGTACTTCAAGCGCTCGGATTTTGAAATTGTCGAGGCCGCACCATCAGGAGGCAAGACAGTTAGGGGGTGGGACCAAGCGGGCACCAAGAGGGACAAAAACAAAGACTCCGATGACCCTGATTGGACGGTTGGCGTGAAGATGTCGCGCGGACCAGACGGCATTTACTACATCGAAGACATGGAGCGGTTCAGGGACGAGCCTTCTAAGGTGGATTCAGTGATCTATAATACGGCAACCAGAGACGGCAAGGACGTTAAAATTAGGCTGGCTCAAGACCCTGGGCAGGCGGGCAAATCTCAGGCCCGTAGCCAGACGCAGAAACTGTCAGGGTTTAACGTGGCTGTCAGGCCAGTGACAGGCGACAAAGAGACGCGAGCCAAGCCGCTGTCCGCCCAGGTGGTGGCGGGCAACGTCAAGATCGTTAGAGGCAAGTGGAACGAGGATTTGCTCCGAGAGCTGGAGGATTTCCCGGAAGGCAGCCATGATGATATAGTGGATGCGTGCTCTGACGCCTTTGACGAGCTTGTCAAGGATAAACCGAAATTGAAGGTAGGCCACTAATGCCCTATAACGACGACCCGACACAGCGCAGCTCTGACGCCGAAGCGATGGGCGACTACCTCCAGACCGTGGAGGACGTGCTAGAAGGCGTGACGGGCATGAAGCGCAACTTCAAGCGCTACGTTCCGCAGTTCCCACACGAAAAGAATAAGCGCTATGAGCTGCGTAAGTCAGTCGCCAAAATGACCAACGTGTTTCGGGACGTTCTGGAGGGGCTGGCATCCAAGCCATTCGGGCGTGAGGTCGAAGTCACTCAGGGGTCGGGGCCAGCCGAAGAGTTGGTTGAAGATATCGACGGGCGCGGCAACAACCTGACTACGTTTGCCGGCCAGTCGTTCTTCCAGTCCGTAGCCGATAGCATTACGTGGATTCGGGTGGATTACCCGTCCGGTCAGCAGTTCCAGAACCGTGAGGAGGAGCGCCAAGCAGGCGTCCGCCCCTACTGGTCACAAGTCAATCACAGCGCCATTCTGGAGATCGAATCCGAACGCCGAGGCGGCGGGGAAGTTCTCACTTATATGCGTATGTGGGAAGACTCTGAAACCGTCCTGGTGCTCTGGCCGACCGATTGGGAGCGTTGGCGCAAGAACGATGCGGGCATCTGGGAAGTAGCAGAGAGCGGCAAGATTACCATCGGGGTGATCCCGATGATTCCCGTCATTACAGGCCGGCGCAAGGGCAAGAGTTGGATATTCCATCCGCCCATGAAAGACGCGCTTGATCTTCAGGTCACGCTGTTCCGCAAGGAATGCAGCCTTGAGTTTGCGGAGATGATGACCGCGTTCCCGATGCTGTCGGCTAATGGCGTGGAGCCTGACACCGATCCGGAAGGCAACCCGATTCCGCTTGATCTTGGCCCTGATACGGTGCTTTATGCGCCGCCGAATGCTGAGGGCCAGCATGGCTCGTGGAACTTTGTAGAGCCCACGACAGAAAGCCTCAAGTTCTTGGCAGAACAGATCGAGGCGGTCACCAAAGAAATCCGAGAGCTTGGCCGCCAGCCGCTCACGGCACAGTCGGGCAACCTGACGCGCATCAGCGCAGCCCAAGCGGCAAGCAAGGGCAACAGCGCCGTTCAGCAGTGGGCAGGCGGGCTCAAGGATGCGCTGGAAAATGCGCTTTACATAACAAACCTATGGCTGGACGCGCCCGACACGGAGCCAGAGGTTGACGTATACACGGACTTCCGCGCCGATACGGGCGAGGAGCAGACACCGACCAACCTGCTACAGATGCGGGCCAACGGTGATATCAGCCGCCAGACACTCTGGATAGAGTTTCAGCGGCTTGGCGAGCTTTCGGACAACTTTGATCCGGAAGAAGAGTCGGAGCGGCTTATTGACGAGCTGCCCGGTGGAGTAGATGAGCAAACTAACGCCCGGATGGGCACAGACGAGGTTGGATAACCATGGCGATGAAACCGAAAACAGAAGAAGTGAACGGAAAACAGTACGCAGTTCTGGACGATCAGGGGCGCGTGCTTTACGACAATGACGGAAAGGAGTTCGCATTCGATGCGGAGCAGACCTACAACAAGATCACTGAGCTACAAGGGGAAGCAAAACAACACCGGGAAGCGAAAGAGGCGGCGGAATCCGAAAAGCAAAAGCTAGAAAAGCAGATCGGAGACGTTGACCTGTCCAAGATGGTCAACCAGGACAAGCTCGAAGAGGTCAAAAGCGAAGTTGCCAAGTCCTATGAGTCCAGTCTTGAGGAAGAGCGCAACGCCCGCCAGGCGCTGGAGCAGCGCTACAACACCGAGAAGCTGCAATCCTCTTTTGCTTCCAGCCAGTTCGTGAACGAAAACCTTGCCGTTCCGCCTGACATGGCAATGGCGACGTTCGGCCAGAACTTCGAGGTTCAAGACGGCCAGCTTGTTCCGAAAGACCAGCAAGGCAATGTCATTTACAGCCGCAAGAACCCCGGCAGCGTGGCGGACTTTGACGAGGCCATGAGCCAGATCGTTGAAGGTTACCAGTACAAGGACCGCATTATGAAGGCGTCCAATCACCAGGGCACAGGTGGCGAAGGCGGACAAGGGCAAGCACCGGCCAAAACCATCAGCCGCTCGGAGTTCGAAGGCATGAACCCGCAACAGCAGCAGGAAGTGGCGTCCAGCATCAAGGAAGGCAAAGCGGAGATTGTTGACGGTTGACGGCAGCCGTTATAACATACCGATATAAGGCCATGGCCCGGATGGGTCAGGCGCGAATATGGCGGATGCCATGCACTTGACTCATTCAAAACCAAGTTAGGAGCCGATAATGGCTAACACCATCACAAATCTCATTCCTGACCTGTACGCGGCGCTTGATACCGTCTCGCGTGAGCAGACAGGCTACATTCCGGCTGTTGCCCGTGACTCCGGCGCCGAGCGTGCCGCTGTCGGGCAGAACGTGACGTATCCGATTACGCCCCAGGGTAACGCCACCGACGTTTCCCCGGCGATGACTGTACCGGAGCCGACGGACCAGACCATCGGTAACGATCAGATCATCATCCAGAAGTCCCGTGTGGCTGAGTTCGGTTGGGTTGGTGAGAATCAGCGTGGCCTGAACACTGGCCCCGGTTACATGTCGATCCAGGCTGACCAGATCGCGCAGGCGATGCGGACCCTGACCAACGAAGTGGAAACGGACATTGCCGTAGCCGCTGCCGCTGGTGCGTCTCGCGCTGTTGGCACCGCTGGCACCACCCCGTTCAGCTCCGACATTGGCGGCGTTTCTCAGTCCCGCAAGGTGCTGATTGACAATGGCGCTCCGCCCATGGACCTAAATTTGGTCATCAACTCCGACGCGGGCGCGAACCTGCGCACCCTGTATGGCATCAACACGGACCGGGATTTCTCTCAGATGCCGTTCAGTCAGCAAGGTGTACTGGTCACCCCGCACGGCATGGCGATCCGCGAAACCGGCCAGCCGGTAGCGCACACCGCAGGCGATGCGTCCAGCGCAACCACTGACTCCGCCGGCTACA